AATATGACATTGAGTTTGCGTTTCTTAAGTCTCAAAAGACTTGCATTGATTTAGGCCGTAAGGCTGAGGTCAGTGAGGAAACTTATGATCGTCGTCTCGCCGAGTGTATTGATACTACAAATTCGTATCTTGCCAACTGCAAGCAGAGCGAACGTGCATACTATGCATCTCGTCTCAATGTCCTTAAAGACTTGCAGACTTCTCGTACATTATCGAAGAAGGACAACATTCGTGAGAAACCCTATGGAGTTTTGCTTTTTGGCGATTCCGGTGTGGGTAAGTCTGCCATTTCTAATGCGCTTACTCGCTACATCCTCCAGGTGAATGGTCGAGATTACAGCCCCCGTGCTATTATTACTCTCAACCAAGAGGACAAGTTCCAGTCGGAATTTTCCACCTACCATGATGGCGTGATCATGGACGACATCGGCAACACAGCGTTGGACTTTACCGATGGATCACCTGCCACTCCGATCATTATGTTTTTGAACCAAGTACCCATGGCTGCATTGAACCCTAACGCAGAAATGAAGGGAAAGGTGATGATCGAACCCTCTGTAGTGTGCGGCACTACAAATGTCAAGGATTTGTTGGCAAATCAGCTTTCAAACGAACCATTATCCATTGTTCGTCGTTTTGAGTGCACCATCACCCAGAAAGTCCGTCCTGAATATAGGAAGGAAGGAACTGATATGCTCGATAACAACAAGATTCGCCATATGGCAAATGATCAATTCCCTGACTATGCTCTTTTTACCGTAGAGGAGCCCAGATATGTTCCCATTTCCAACGGGAATAGGACGAAATCTGGACGCACACGTGAGATTTATTACGTCCCCCGCGAATTTGAGGGTAAACCTCTAGTTGACGTGGACATTGTCACTCTTCTTCGTTTTTTGAAGGAGGATTCGCAGAACCATTTTGCCAAGCAAAAAGCTTTCGTTGAAGGTCAGCGTTCTCTTGCTGATATGCCTTTATGTGAGCATCAACTCCCACCTACTCTTTGTACGGATTGCAAATTACAATCGCATTCTGGTATGCCCCGGTTTTCTTTCCGAGGCATTATTAATGAGAGTATGGACGTTAAGCAGGAGGTTATTGATTACCTTCTTTTTGCTGAAGTCCGTTTTATGGCCTGGTTCAACTCACTTATTCGCACGGTCTTAACCACTAGACTAGGAAATTTTTATGTTTTATTTGCGCTTCGTTGGCAGTTGATTGACTATGTTGTCTCAACATCTAAAGCTTTCGGAATTATTGTTGGTATTGTATTACTGTGTGATTTGTTGTTTTTAAGCAACGGTGCTTGGATTATGTTTTTTGTCTTTGCATCATATGTTGCTGTTTTATGTGGCAGAGCGTACACCATGCGCTCTGAGTACGTTGAGGCGTATAACTTTCGTTCTCCATCTCAGGTCTACCGTGACCTTTCTGATGAAGCTAAGATGAAGTTGCATGCTATTGTTGTCTTTACTGGTGTTTGGGCAGTTCTTAAAAAGACAGCCCAAACATGGGTTCAAACTTTGCCCACAGCACAAGCCGCAGCTCCAATTTCTTTTGTCCCTAATGCTAAGCCCTATCAGCTAGAAACCGAACATTGGGACACTCGTCAGAAGGAGAATGCTTACAAATTTGGTGATGCCGGTATCACTGAAGCTGCCCGAACTATTTCGACTGAAAATCTCGACAGACTTGTTGGGAAGTCGTTGAAGGTTCTTGAAAGGCAGTCGGACGGTGTTTTTTGCAATGCTGTTCCACTTACTGGCTCTATGTTTTTGATTCCTAACCACATGGTTCCAACTAAGGTTCAGTACGTTAATCTCACAAATGTGGGAGGACACGTCATTAAGAATCTACCTTTGAGTGTTAACAACTGCACTCGTGTGGAGGGTCAAGACTTTGCTGTTTGGTACTGTCCTGGTGCAGGCCCACAGCGTGATCTGCTGAAATACTACCCTAAGGATATTGAGGTAGGTAAGAAGATCACTGTTCATACAGTTTTCAACAATGATGGAGAAATCAAGATTTACGGAAATATGACTGCTGAACGCGGTCGTGTTATCACCTCACAAGGTGGTGTGTTCCAAGGATTAAGATATTCTTTCCCTGATAGGACTTTTGGAGGTCTGTGCATGGCTACGTTTATTGGTAGTGCTAAGGGAATGCCTTTCATTGCTGGGCACCATCTTGCCGGCAGAGATACTGTCGGGGGCGGAGGCTTCGTTACTCGTGAAGCTCTAGAGAGAACTATCGCACGTATGTGTGAAAAGCCAGGTGTGTTGCAATCACATTCTGCTCAGCCTTTTGAAACTAAAATTATGGGCGTGGATGTCGGTCCATTGACTGCGCCACATGAAAAGTGCCCTACTAGGGGATTGACTTCGGATGCTAAACTACGCATCCATGGGGGTCATAATCAACCCCGTTCATCTCCCACAAGTGCTGTGGTTACTTCTCTGATTTCATCCGCCGTGACAGAAGTCATGGGCATTGGGAAACAGCACGGTCCCCCGAAGGACATGGGAGCTCAGCGCCACAAAGAAGTGGATATTGCTGAGAAAACCAACACAGCCACCAAGTTTGATCCCTTGTTTTCCCAGAAGGCTTTCACGGATTATTCATTGACACTTGCATCTTTGCCATCAGAGGAATTGGTGCAGGTAGGAAAAATCTCCGATGATGCTAATTTGGCTGGATTAGACGGAGTTCTTGGCGTTAATGCTATGAATTTTTCGACCTCTATGGGTTTCCCTTTCAAGGGACCAAAAACCCAATATGTTGAGAAAAGCGATCGCCAAGTGGAGGGTATTTCTTGCCCTCGGGATGTGGATCCCATGATCTTGGAGGAGGTTGCTAGGTTAGAGCAACTACTTTTAGAGGGAAAATCGATTAATACCGTATTCAAGGGATCGTTGAAAGATGAGCCAACCAAGCTCAATAAGGATAAGGTGCGTATATTTGCCGCAGCTAATATGCCTTTTGTCTTTCTTGTTCGCAAGTATTATCTTTCACTTGCAGCCCTATTTCAGAGGAACAAAACGATCACTGAGTGCGCAGTCGGAACTGTTGTGCAGAGTCCAGAGTGGACTGAGTTGTATGAGCACATTGGAAAGTTCGGCTGGGATCGTGCCATTGCTGGCGATTATGCCAAATTTGATGGTAGAATGTCCCCTGAATTCATGTTCATGGCATTCAAGATTCTTATTACTCTAGCTGAAAAATCCGGAAATTATGATGCTGATGATTTGATCATCATGAGGGGCATCGCTTCGGAAATCACTTATCCCACTTATGATTATTTTGGAACCCTTGTTCAATTTTTTGGTTCCAATCCCTCAGGTCACCCATTGACGGTGATCATCAACAGTATTGTTAACTCGCTCTACATGCGCTATACATATTACGCGCTTGCAGCTAAACAAAGCCGTTGGACCAGAATTCCCCCTTTTGCCAAGGGTTGTTCTCTCATGACATATGGTGATGATAATATCATGACCGTCTTGAAAGGTTTGGATTGGTTCAATCATACGGCAATTGCTGCTGAGTTGAATGAAGTAGGTATTACCTACACTATGGCTGATAAAGACGCTGAGTCTGTGCCTTTCATCAACTTGAGTGATGCTTCTTTTTTGAAGCACTTTGCTGTTAAGGATGAAGAGCTTGGAATTTACAGATCTCCTGTGGAGGAGTCTTCTATTGCCAAGATGTTGCATACCCACTTAAAATCCAAGGTTCTTACTATGGAACAATCCAGTGCGGAAGCAATTCAGAATGTAGCTCTCAAGTACTTCGAATTCGGAAGAGATGTCTACACCCAACGCCGCGAGGAACTTTTGGAGGTTGCTCGTCGTGCTAATGTTGCAGGATATGTCGGTCCTATTCCAACCTATGATGAACGCGTCGAATGGTACAAGGAAAAGTTTTTTCCACTAGATTCTCAAAGTGGATACCGACATGAACACCACGATGGTTTCACAGAAATTGTGAAGTTGGGGAAGGCGAAGTCAGATGAGCACTTCAAGGATGTTACCTTCCCATTTGAGCTATGATGGCTCGCATTGTCTTTACTGATCACGGTAGACGTTAAATAAAGAGATCCCGGCGTTGTCCAATGCTGGAGGTGTTAAGCCAAAATCAAAATGGATTGCTAAGTAAGATATACGCACAGCGATTAGGTTCTGCATTACCTATTCAATGTGGTCAGGCTGCTTAGTGGACTTGTACATACCCCTTTTTAGGGGAGGGTTTGGTCACCCAACAAAATAGCACTGTTATGTTGTCGATTGATGTGCCGCACATAATATTTATCAAATTACATTACTAATCTTTATACTACTTATGAGCCAGAATCAGCTCAAAATGATTCACACATATCGTGCGATCTTCGCACAATTCGTACTGTCGCATCTTTCGATGAAGAAGATGAAGTCTTGCTACTTCGTGCTCGGGTCAGGGAGCTACGACAAAAACTTGACCGAAAGTACCGCCATGTTAAGCAGCTCACTAAACGAATTGAGCAGCTAGAAGGTATGATTTTGATCTCACATTCTGGTGTTGCATCTGATTCAGATGCTCCAGAAGGGCGCACAGAAACTTCAGTTGCGCCTATGTCTAAGCAGGAGATTACTGCATTCGCTGACCAAGATGCTGGTTGGTTGCAAACTATTGAAGGAACTTATGATCCTACAATGGACCTTGCAAAGAATGACGACAGTACTTTGGGTTCGTTCTTGAAGCGTCCTCTCCGCCAATCTGCACAGACTTGGGTCGTTGGACAAGGGTTTTATTACAAATTTAATCCTTGGCAGGCATTCTGTGAGAATCCCTACGTTAGGGACAAAATCAAAAATTATCAACTCCTTCGAATGAAGTTACATTGTAAAATGGTTATTTCTGGTACTAAATTTCATTATGGTCGATCAATCGTTTCATACAACCCTTTTACTAGGGGAGACGAGGTTACGGCCGATCGGGCGTTCATTCTACAGGATAATATACAAGCGTCGCAGAAACCTCACTTTTTTCTTAACCCGACTAAAAATACGGGTGGTGAACTCTGCTTACCGTTTTTCTGGGACAAGAACTATTTGGATATTCCCGCCGCTGATTGGACAGATATGGGAGAAATTGTTATCAGGTCGTTTGGTAACCTTCTCCACGCTAATGGCGGTAACGACCCCGTTACTGTCACTATCTATTTGTGGGCTGAGGATGTTGTTCTCACTATGCCTACGAACTCCGATCCACCACTTGTTTCTCAAAGTGGTCGTCGCCGTGCTCGTGCTCTTAATTCTAGAGACCAGGGCAATTCGATTGCTTCTGATGAGTATGGCACTGGTATTATTTCTAAACCAGCCGCAGCAATTGCTAGAGCGGCTGGACAGTTGTCTTCACTCCCTGTTATTGGTCCGTACATGACAGCTTCGCAGATTGCAGCTGGTGCTACTGCTAATGTTGCCAAAATTTTTGGTTATAGCAGACCAGCCGTTATTACTGATACGCAGATTATGAAACCTTCGCCTACTGGTAATTTGGCAAATACTGATGCAGCCGATGCCGTCAATAAGTTGACGCTCGACAGCAAAGCCGAGCTAACGGTAGATTCTCGAACAGTTGGCCTTGCAGGTCAAGACGAGATGGGTATCACTGAGTATTGTATGCGAGAAAGCTACTTAACCTCGTTTGCATGGGAGCCTGACCAGGCTACGGACTCTCTCCTTTGGAACACTCGAGTACTGCCAATGCAGCTCGATAACGTGAGCGAAGAAATTCATATGACTCCCCTTGCTCACATGGCAACATGTTTTGGAAATTGGCAAGGGTCACTCAAATTCCGATTTCAAATCGTTAAGAGTGATTTTCATAAAGGGCGTATTCTAGCTCGCTGGGATCCTAATCAATTCACTTCATCTGTAAATTATAATACGAATTATTCTCGTGTGATTGATATCGCAGAGACAGATGACTTTGAAATTGTGGTTGGTTGGGGTCAATCTTCACCCTGGAAGGAATGTGGA